GCGGGACCTCAAGGTGATGTTGGTCCTCAAGGTGATGCGGGACCTCAAGGTGATGTTGGTCCTCAAGGTGATGCGGGACCTCAAGGTGATGCGGGACCTCAAGGTGATGTTGGTCCTCAAGGTGAGGTAGGTCCTCAAGGTGAGGTAGGTCCTCAAGGTGAGGTAGGTCAGCAAGGAGTACATGGTATTGACGGAGAAGCTACAAATACTGGTGCTACTGGCCCACAAGGCGATGTGGGACCCCAAGGTGATGTAGGACCACAAGGAGTACAGGGTATTGACGGAGAAGCTACAAATACTGGTGCGACTGGCCCACAAGGTGATGTAGGTCCACAAGGTGATGTAGGACCACAAGGCGCGGAAGGGTCAGTTGATGTTTCAACCGATTTATCATTACAAGGGCGTTTGTTTGTGAGTCAACCAATTAGTATTAATTACTCACCACCATTATCGGATAGCAGTAATCTAGGATATCAATTAACAGGTACAATGATAACTGGTGGAGACGTTACTGCCCCAGGAAGTTTTACTGAAAATGTTTTAAATTATAGCAGTATAGATTTAACACCAGGTGTTTGGCTAGTTGAATCTCAATTCTATGCCAGAACATTAGTAGACGGATATTCAGCTATGTTATATTTATCTTTATCATCTGTATCTGGTGTTTTAAACACAAGCAATGCATCATTTAATACTATATTATTGAGTAGTTCTAATCCTATTTTAAATAGAATAACAGGAATTTTTACTGTAACAGCGAATACAACTATTTATACTGTTCTTACTTTATTTAACTGCACAGATTCTGCAGGTGTTCAAGGAGACCAAACAATCTATCTTGAAGATACTACATTAATTGTTGCTACTCGTGTAGCATAAACCTTTTCCATATATAGTATATATTATTTATGGAAAAGTTTACGGAAAAGTTTACGGAACAAGAAACTGATATAGAAAAAATGATTAAGAAAGAAAGGAAAACATGTGAGAAAGAATGCAAAAAAACATGTTCTGATAAACCAAAGAAAAAATTGATTATTCGCGAATCATTACCACCGCCAGAATCTATTCCCGTACTTCCAGCACAGCCCATTATTGAAAAAACTACCAAGAATCTTGAAGAAATGCCCCGATACAATGAAACATTCATTGAGGTTTTAGAGAGATTAGCCAAACTTATGTCGCAGCAAGGTGATTACATTCGTAGTAGAGCATATACAAAAGCAGCAGATACTATCAGAAATATCACAGAAGACATTACTAGTGTTTCACAGCTAGAAGGTAAGCCAAATATTGGCCCCATGATTAAAGAAAAGTTCACTGAGTATCTAGATACAGGAACCTTGCGACTATTTGAGCGTGAAAAAGATAAGCCAGAGTACATATTAAGTGAGATTTATGGTGTTGGTCCTAAGAAGGCAAAAGACCTTGTTGAAAAGGGTATTACTACTATTGCTCAACTTCGTGAGCGCCAAGATGAATTATTGAATGATGTTCAGAAAGCAGGTCTTAAATACTATGAGGATATTTTGGAACGTATTCCACGCAGTGAAATTGATGAATACAATAAGCTCTTTAAGACTACTTTTGATAAGTTTGCCACTCCAGAGTCGCAATATGAAATTGTAGGTAGCTATCGCCGTGGGGCACATACATCAGGTGATATTGATGCGATTGTTACATCAGATGATGCTACTATGTTTCCTAAGTTTATAGATGCTCTATTAGAAAAACAGGTGATTATTGAAGTGTTATCTCGCGGTAAAACTAAATGCCTGGTAATTGCTAGATTACCCAACCATAAGACGGCGCGTCGTGTGGATTTTATGTATACTTCTCAAGAAGAATATCCTTTTGCTGTGTTGTATTTTACAGGCAGTAAGACATTCAACACAGTGATGCGCGGGCATGCCCTTAAATTGGGCTTTTCTTTGAACGAACACGGCCTATATAAGAAGCAACCAGGTAAAGAAAAGGAGGAGAAAGTAGACCACGTATTTAAGGATGAGAAGGATATATTTGATTATTTGAAAATGGAATATAAAGAACCGGTTGAACGCATTGATGCTAGGTCATTGGTTATTCAAAACGGAGCGATTTTACCTACTGCAAAACCAGTTTTTTTAAAACACGCAACAACTCAGAAAATAAAAGAAGAGAAACCTGAAAAGAAGACACGTAAAGTTAAAGAACCGAAACAACCTAAAGAACCAAAACCACCTAAGTTACCCAAGTTGCCTACGGGTCCTAATGCACCGAAGCGCACATATAAAAAAAGAGAACCTAAAGATCCTAATAAACCCAAGAGAAAATACACTAGAAAACAAAAACCACCTGCTGAACCAGATAAAGAAATAGCTAAGGTTTTTTTAACTGCGCCTGTACCCGAGCCTGAGCCAGAAATAATACCAATAGTTCCTGTTATTCCTTTAGAAACTGAAACTACTGCAAAAATAGAGATAAAAACAAAGAAAAACAAAGAGCCAAAAAAAAGAATAACAAAGAAAAATAATGAAAAAATTGATATAGAAACGAACAAAGAAAAACCTGTAAAGATTCGCAAAATGTCTAATAAAACCGAGGCCAAAAAGCATATTAAATCCTTTAAAGAAAAAGGTATTACAGTTATTGAAGCTTTAACCGAGCAACAAGTAACAGATATTGTTGTTGTAGCCAATGATGCATATTATAATACAAAGAAGCCACTTCTCACCGATAATGAATATGATATTGTAAAGGAATATGCTGAAGAGAAATACCCAGATAATGAGACTATTAAACAAGTTGGTGCACCCATAGAGAAAAACAAGGTCGCATTACCTTATAATATGCCTTCTATGGATAAAATCAAACCTGATACAGGCGCTCTTACTAGTTGGATTGGTAAATACAAAGGTCCTTATGTATTATCTTGTAAATTAGATGGCGTAAGTGGCATGTATACTACAGAAGGTGATGAACCCAATCTTTATACTAGAGGCGATGGCACAGTAGGCCAAGACATCACACATATTTTACGTGTTTTAAAGCTCCCGGTTACGGACAAGAAGCTTGTTGTTCGTGGTGAGTTTATATTACCAAAGAAGGTATTTGATGAGAAGTACAAGGCCAAGTTTGCCAATCCTCGTAATTTAGTTTCTGGTATTATTAATAGTAAGACATTGGATGATAAAACCAAGGACTTACATTTTGTTGCTTACGAAATTATTCAACCCTTGATGAAACCCAGCGAGCAGATGACCCTATTGAAAAGCTTAGGTTATGAAGTTGTTCAGAATAAAACGGAGACAACGTTAACAAATGAAAGTTTGTCTGATTTATTGATTGATTGGCGCACTAATTACGAATACGAAATAGATGGCGTTATTGTAACCGATGATAATATGCATGCTAGAAAGGATGGTAATCCAGAATATGCATTTGCTTTCAAGATGGTAATTTCAGACCAAATGGCAGAGGCTAAGGTTGTTGATGTGATATGGAATGCTAGTAAGACAGGGTATTTGAAACCTCGTGTGCAAATAGAACCCATTAAATTAGGTGGTGTGACAATTGAATATGCAACAGGATTTAATGGTGCATTTATTGAATCCAATAAAATCGGTGTTGGTGCTGTGATTCAGATTATTCGTAGTGGTGATGTGATTCCACATATTAAATCTGTAACAACTCCTGCTGAACATGCGAAAATGCCTGATGTTAAATACCACTGGACAGATACGCATGTAGATATTATTTTGGATGATGTTGGTCAAGACACAGGTGTTCGCGAAAAGGAAATCACTGCGTTCTTTACAGGATTAAGTGTAGATGGTCTGTCTAGCGGGAATGTGAAACGTATTATAGCAGCTGGTTTTGATTCTGTGGCTAAGATTATTAAAATGTCTAAAACGGATTTTGAGACTGTGGAAGGATTCAAAGCAAAGATGATTGAAAAAGTATATACAAGCTTGCATGATAAGATAGACAATGCTAGTCTATTAGAGATAATGGCAGCATCTAATAAGTTTGGCCGTGGTATTGGAGAAAAGAAGATACGTCCTATTATGGATGAATACCCAGATATATTGACTCGTAGTGAAACCACTGAAAAGAAAATTACAATGTTGAAGGCGATTAAGGGTATTGGTAAAGAGAATGCCAATGCTTTTGTAGAGCATATTCCTGATTTTATGGCGTTCTTGAAAGAATGTGGTCTAGAGGGTAAATTAACAGGTCAAATAAAGCCTGTTTTAGAAAATAAGATGGTGGAGACGTTTGATACGAACCATGCATTATATCAAAAACATATTGTTATGACAAAGGTCCGTGATAAGACGATTATTGAAGGTCTTTCAAAAGTAGGTGGTATATTGGATGATTCAATCGGCAAAAATACGTTTGTTCTGGTTGTAAAATCAAAGGATGATGTGTCTAATAAAACGAAATATGCTACTGAACATAATATTCCTATTATGACACCAGAGGAGTTTATTGAAAAGTATTTGAAATAAAGGGAACCTTAAAGCTGCGCGGGTCGGTTTCGTTCCTTGTCCCTTTAATCCCTCCTATTTTATTGTAATTTTTTAATTAATATAAAAATTACAATATAATATGCTATTATGTACGGAACTATAGATAAACCATCTGTTTTTGAAGCCTATGTTTCATTGAATCAATTAGATTATATAGATGAACCAGAAGAAAATAATTATTGTAGTAATGCACGAAATATAGTTGGTTGTGTTTTAGCTGTTACATCAGCATATGGGCTAGTTTTTTATCTACTTTACTATAAAATCTAAAATGATTCATATTGTTACGAACTAGAATACGTGTAATAAAAAATATATATAATTTGTATATATATGACTACTAGATACTATATTCGGTTGACACTCCCTGACCAGTCAGATTTAGTCATATTTACTGGTTTTTTTTACGTAGATGATTCAACACATATTGTGCAGACATTTTATGATTCTACCAATCCTACAGTAAACATCCTCTCTACAGGTCACAATGGAGGGCCGAGTTATATGTATTATCCAGGATGGCTTTGTTTTGATGGAGGCGGTTGCAATATAACCAGCTTTCCATATTTATATGGAGCAACAACAGGGGATTACAATTTGTACGGTAACACAACTTCAAGTACAGGCAACAGTGTAGACCAATTACAAAACGTTACATATGAATTTAGCCTTACTCCATTTAGTGGATTTCCTTGTTTCAAGGAGGGAACCATGATTCTCACTGATAAGGGATACTGTCCCATCCAGGAGCTTCGCAAGGGTGATTTAATTGAGACATACAAACATGGTTTGAAACCAATTAATATGATTGGTAAGCGTCCATTATATCACGTATGTTCCGATGAGCGTATCAAGGACCAGCTCTATGTTTGCCGTGTGGACCAATATCCAGAATTAACGGAGGAGTTGGTAATAACAGGGTGTCACTCAATATTGGTAGATAATTATCTAGATGACGAGCAAATCTCTATGGTGAAAGAAACACTCGGTAAGTTATATCTTACTGATAGAAAGGCACGTCTCCCCGCTTGTGTTGACAAACGCACATCGGTATATGAGAAAAAAGGAACGTATACTATCTATCACATTGCTCTTGAACATGATGATTACTACATGAACTACGGTGTATATGCAAATGGACTTCTTGTAGAAACCTCATCAAAACGTTATTTGAAAGAGCTCTCAAATATGGAGCTGATTGAGTAATTATAAAAAATAGTTGAACACCACAATGTAATTAATGTAAATACATAATATAAAGCGATTATGTATTTTAATATTTTTTTAGTTTTTTTATTCGGTTTAGTAATAAAAACAGCAGGAACTGAAACATTTTGTCCAACCGTTTCTGAACATCGTGATATGAGGCAGGATAAAACTAAACTTCGCATTGTCCAATATAATGTAGAATGGTTATTTGTAGATTATTGCGCAACATCGGATTGTCCAGGTAATGGATGTGCATGGGCCAATCAAACCGAAGCAATAAATCATTTAAATCAGGTTGCCAAAGTCATCCAAGAACTAAACCCTGATATCATAAATCTATGTGAAGTAGAAGGCTGTGACGAATTAAATATGTTAGTAAAATCAACACAAAATACGGCATATTATCCCTATATGGTGAAGGGTAAAGACACAGGAACTGGGCAAAATGTCGGAATGTTAACTGTTGTAGACCCATTGGTCAGTCTATATAGAACAGAGGAACGTGTCATGTATCCTATTCCAGGTTCTATGTGTGGTTACACAGGCTTAACCACAGATACTGGTGTGAGTAAACATTATATTACAGAATTTCAAGTAAATAATATGCGATTTGCTATGATAGGTGCACATCTAATAGCCTTCCCAACAGATAAATTGCGTTGTGCTGAGCGTGAGGCTCAGGCCCAAGTTTTACAGAATGTTATTTATGGATATGTTGAGAAAGGGTATGAAATCATTTTTTTGGGTGATTTGAACGATTTTGATGCTGAAGTTTTAGATGCAAATAATAATAAACCAATATCTATGGTTCTAGATATATTAAAAGGAAGTGCTGGTATAAACTCAGGTAAATACAAATTGTTTAATATTGCTACCATTATTCCTCAAGAAAATCGGTTTACAGATTGGTATGATAAAAACACCGATTGTAATTCTACGTCAAATGAATTCTCAATGATAGACCATATATTGGTCACACCGCTTTTACAAGAAAAAATAGTGGGACAATTTATATATCATGATTATCCAGAATATTGCGACACGTTAAACTCAGACCATTATCCAGTTGTTTTAGATTTTTTGTTTTGATTTACCTGTTAATCTTCAAATACCTCTTATCCTCTGGCAACAAGCCATCAACAAACTTCTGCTCAAGCATGAGAACAGTACCTTTGCTCATCATCCATTCATGAACAGGAAATTTTACCCAACCCATAAAGATAAACTCGCGAGTATAAGTTTTGTCCTTGATATTAAGTTCAACTGTTATGATTGAACCTTTAACAGGATTCTCAACTTTAATGCAACGCTCCCCATTGTGCCACTCTTCTTCGCCAGTTGTTGGGCACTTACAAATTGCCGTCCGCTTAGAAGTACCCATGTAATACTCAGGATAACTCTCATTTTTATAAAAATGGGTCCAAAGTTTATCCATGTTCTTGGATGTGCTCTTACGAAACACAAAATCACCATGATTTTCTGCGTATTCAATACCGTTGGAATAATTTGGAAAATCAAAATGTTTTGAACCAACTGCATAAACATTCATTTCTGACGACATTATTGGTGCTGTTTTTCCAATCTTATTTTACCAAATAAAGTTTTCAATTTTTTACATCATTGCGCAAATGAACTATTCTAATGTATCGTATTCTATATCAATATTATCAATAATTATACGTTCGTATTGTTTCTTAATTATGTTAACTAAATAGAATAGAAATACGCTATATATTAGAATTGTTGCTAATGTTCGGTAGACGGTTTTTATTATATATATTGTATAATTGGCAATTAAAATGCCATTAATAAGTTTTACAGTAACACGAACAATAAAATAACGAGAAACTCCCACATGTTGAATGTCATGAATTATAACAATCCTATTCATATTTTCGCGACAAATTACGCAGGACTGGTTATTTTTAAACCAATTATAAAAGCATTCATTATGGACGACATATGAACAATTACATTGTTTAATTATGCTAGGATTATGTTTAATAATATTACTAATAGTTGTTGCTTTTGTTTTGCTATCTCCTAAATATTTTTCTAAACATATAATGCATTCATTAGTATCTTCGCTAGATGATGTATTGATTTCAGAACGGGCTATGTTTTCTTCCATATCATCTAACATATCATAACTAAGAATATTATTAAAAAACATTTTTATAATATTCGTATATTATTTTAGTTTATAATAAATATTTTTTTATGTAATACATAAACGGTCCAAAGGTATCATTGTTTTTTATATTATTATAACGTACCTTTACTAACTTTATAATATTAACATTATTTATAAATAACCAACCAATATAAATTATAAATAAAACAATTAATGCATAAAAATCCGTTATTTTATATTCCGTGTTTCTTAACCTCCATAGAGGAATTACTTTTATAAAAAAATTAATCGCGCAAAATAAAAATATATTTATTAATGAGTTTGAGAAATAAATCATAAGACATAACAATGCAACATTATCAATTAACCCAATAATTAATCCAATTTTTGGATTATATCTATTAAATCCCATTTCAAAAAATATATACCATATAAAAATCCAATAACTAAATACAAAATCAAAACGATTTACCATTATATTATATTATTATTACATAATATAATACTATTGTGTCAATTTCATAATTATTGTATTTTTAAATTAGAGTGATTTTTCATTATGTTTATGGAGCAGGTTTCAACTAATAATCCACCGTTCACATAAATACCGTAATTCATCTTTTCATCCGTATTTTCAAGGGCAATATGCCAAATATTATAAAGACCTTCTGAGTTCCATGGTTCAGTACGTTCATCTACACAAGCCATAAGACGATATTTGTTATCCGTAATATATATTTTTCCCAAGTGATTGATTGTTTCTTCTCTTTGCTTATCCGTTATTTCATCTACAAGAATAGAATGGCATCCTGTTATATATAAATCCTCTTTAAGTTCGGAATATGCTGAGGTTGAGCATTTATATAGACGGTTTTCAATGCGGTCTGATGTAGCGGGATTTTGAATATCTCCTTTTCCAATAAGCTCTACTTTTTTATAGCCATCACGAGTTGTTTTGACTAGGTCGCCTTTTTGTAATGTTTCTACAGGAACGTATTCTTCTTTTCCATAGGTTAATGTAAGAACTTTTGTTCCTTCTAAGAAACAAGGTGTTGATGGATATACATTAAATTGGTATGCGTTTGGGGCAAGTGGTAATAAATAGTATCCATTACCATAAACACCAGTAGGAACAGAGGTAGTATTATAACCAGTATTGTCATAGATACTTGCTATTCGCCACAATGTAGATTGAATTTGTCCAATATTTCCATAATAAATATCAGCCCCTATAGTGAAAGTACTTGCAGCACCAATACTATTAACTTGATTAATCGCATCATTGTAATTATTGTAATATACTAAAGGAACATTACCTACTGGTAAAGCGAATTCATTCATAGGACCCAATAGTAAACGTGGCTCTAATCCAGTATTTTGGGTCATATGTCTAACTCCTTCATTAAAAACAAATCCTGTGTTTGCAGTTATAGGGTAAGATGCTTCGTCAATGATAAACTCGCCATCGCTATCATTCAAATATGCTAAATAGGTGCTTTCAAATTTATTGGTTCCAACATCTATGTGTGGTAAAGTATCCCCTTTAATCCAACGCATAGGAATTTCAGATACATTAGAAAGGTCTAAACCGAATTGACTAAATATAGAATTACGAATAGTTTCTGTTACAGGGATAGTAAAATATACAACATTAGAATTGTTTAATTTGGATTTGGCATCCATAACAGTTTGGCTTTGAGTTAAATAAGCAAGTTCTTCGGTAGAGAAAACGTTAGAAAGGTGGGTTGTCATTTTATATATTATATATTGTCTTGACATATTCTTAACACAATATAAATAATTTAGTTAAGTAAGTCATAAACTTGAATACTTTTTAGATTTAGAACAAAAATCTCATCCTAATATATAAGGTTTATGTCTAAGTCAAGAAAACCAAACAACAAATCACGTAAAAACAAAACTTCCAAGATAATGGGTGGAGCAGGAACTCCAACTGCGGCTTCTGTTAGGAGGGAATCTCAAAAACTTCAATCAATAATGTCAACACCCCTTAATCCTGGATGGACAACTAATTGTACTTCAAGTACTTTATCTAGTGTAATGCCCAAGGCAATTACTGCTGCAAAGCAAGCTATAACATATGCCAACAACCATCGTGAAAACCCTAACGCTAGAGATTTAGCAGAGCTTAGAATTCAAGCAGCTGACTATTGGACTGCGCAATGCAATAAACGCAGAAATTGGCGAAAAGAAACTAACTTAGCTCCTAATCACGCGGCCAGAGATTGGTATGAACCAGGACCCACTATAATATGGAGACTTATGGATGTTAATGAATCTGCAAGAAGAAGAATGCGTCAACAAGTGTTTCCTGCTTTAAGAGAAAGAGTAAGAGACCTTGAACTAGAACCAAATGATGTTGAAAACGTAGTAAGAGGTAAGGAATACAGAAAGTCCAAAAGAAGATACGAACGAAGAGCACAAGGATTACCTTCTGCTTCACCTAGTTCCAAATAGGGGGCCACTGCTCCGCTTAAAAATCAGGTATCCCTGACAAAACCGTAATATTCTCAGGAAGTTCTGATGCGTTTATATATTTCATCACATCTTCTGCTAAATAAAGAGTCATCTGTATATTTTTATTTTCTATTGTGCATTGTTTTGTCCAGCGGTCTAATTTCAATATATCATTGAGACCAATGATTCGGCCAATAACACCACAATGTTTATCTGGTCTTTTTCCTGGTCTTCCGTTCGTATGTTTAATGCGCCATTCACAAGAAAGAGCATTTTTATGGTCGGGGAATCCGGTTAATAAAGCATATATTTCCCATCCACCGCCACGTCCATGAGTATATCTTGCGCCACCACAAATTTCTTCGTTATGTTGTCTTAGACGGCGTTTTGGATTATTGGTTGAGCCATTATAGGATAAATGTGAGTATTTAGGATTACGGTTACGAAGGATGTAACAATACCAGGGTCCACGGCCATCATCCAGGGTTTCTATCGGTTCTTGAATAATTATGTCGTCCATAGTATCAAATATAATAATAAATTTATTGGTGTATAATAAATTTATTCTATGAAAAATATGATGAAATTTGTAAGGAACCTGTAACTCCCGAAGTTTTGGAACGTAAGGAGGGGTCGCAGGGGTCAGAAACAACTACGTGGTTTCAACCTTATTGTGCGTAGCACAATTGAGGAACCTTGGTTCCCTGCTAATTTATTAGACATATATTGGCAAAGCATCTATATCCATAACTTCCTCACCTAGCTTCTTAGACAAAAACTGACTAAAAAAGGGAAATACCAACTGCTCTTGTGGAGTATGCTTATGAACAGTTCGTGCAATCATCTTATACAATTTAAAATTAGGATAACGCTCTTCACCGTTACGTTTATATAAAATATTCTTATCGTTATCGTCTAAACACCATCTATGAATTGTCTTTTGTAATTCATCAAATCTCTCAGGATGTTTATCGTCATCAATAATAAAATCATAAATAGAACATCCTAATCTAGATAAATCAAAACTATAATTAGGGTCAATACGGGGTTTTTTCTCATTAATGAAAGGCTCACAATTATATTGTGTTGCACCATCTCCACCCGGCGCAAAACTATCACTAAAAAATAATTGCCCTTTGAATTTATATGCGCTACGGCCGAAATCTATTATTTTAAATATTCTACCATAAGTGGGCACGCGATATGTTTTTTTATCGTATCGGTAATACAAATATTTTTTATCAGTATTCACATACATAATGTTGTTTGTATGAAGATCGTTATGTGTAAAATTAAATGCTTTCTGGTATGCAATTAACGTCATTATTACTTGCATTAATGCTGCAGCACCCATATCCTGATTTAATTTATCTTTAACAAATAATTCATCCATGGTGCCATCGCATTTCTCCAAGCAAATCAATTGAACAGGAAAATTATTTATAAACGCATATTCTGACTGTTCTTCATCATCGTCATCATAATTATCTGAACCATCAGAATCACTTCCCCAATCACTATCACTATTACTATTACTATTTTCATCGGAACCATCTTTATCTGAATCATCATCAACACTATAATTGGCTTCGCTATTGTTTGAACTATCTGATGAACTACTAGACGTAGAGTTATTTTCTTTCTCATAAACCAATTCATTGGATTCTGTTTGTTCACCAGATTCAGTAGAAGTAATAACGTCTAGGTCTTCTACACTAATTTCGTCGGATGCATCATCTATTTGTAATTTCTTTTTATTGCTGCGAGAGCCAAAATTAGCAAACTCATTGGGTGTATCAACAGATACTGTAAATAGTTTATTCATATTCTCTGTGAAATAATCGGATGAATTCAAATATTCTAAATCATCGGATATATTTGCTTTAAATTTTTCTTGGACACCTAAAAACGAGCCATAATAATCTACACCGTGTACAAAATCATGTTTATGGATTAATTTGGATGCTAAAAAACTAAAGAAATTATCAGTGTAAGATGTGTTGTTGTAATATGAAATTTTCTCAAGAGGTGTGGCCGACGAAAAAGGGTTGGGTAAAATATTCATTTTATCCATATCATCTTTGTATTTTCCAGTCATGTATCTTATAGGGTCAACAAGAGGTGAATATTTAATAAATACTGGTTTTTGTAATGTTTCTTGTGTTTCGCAATGAATAACCTTATTCATGTTGACAAAATGGTAATCATGGTTCAATGCGATTTTATTATAACTCTTCTCAGTTAAATCAAAGAAAAGAGAATATACAGGGTTATAGTTTTGAAAGTGATTGATTTGAAAAGGATTATAATTATACTCTAAATCTTCAGGGTTATGTTGATAATCTTTCTCTAAAGAACCCAAATCAATTGCTTTTTGTTTTACATAATGAATCGTGAATTTAGTGCTATCTAAATTACTCATTTTTGTATAAGTGGTTTATATATTTTAAAATTTGCTTTCTAAACTTATTATAACCATTGTCTATTTTAAATATTGGTTTAGAGATACTATTTTTTATATACGTGTATTCATATATTGATTCAGAATGACATTGGAATTAAAAAAATTTGATATGCGAAATATTACATTTAAACCTGACGAAAACAAGGGACCTGTTGTTGTATTAATCGGACGCCGTGACACAGGTAAGTCTTATTTAGTAAGAGATTTATTGTTTTATCATCAGGATGTTCCTATCGGCACTGTTATTTCGGGAACTGAGGCTGGTAATGGATTTTACTCTGCTCACGTTCCTAAATTATTTATTCATGAGGAATATAATAGTATATTAATTGAGAATGTATTACGCCGTCAAAAGATGGTATTAAAACAGGTAAACAAAGAGATAGAAATATATAAAAAGTCAACTATTGACCCAAGAGCATTTGTTATTTTAGACGATTGTTTATATGACCAGTCTTGGACTCGTGATAAACTTATGCGTCTCCTTTTCATGAACGGTAGACATTGGAAGATTATGTTGATAATTACTATGCAATATCCACTCGGTATCCCACCCAATCTTCGTACCAATATTGATTATGTGTTTATTTTAAGAGAGCCTTATTTTGCCAATAGAAAGCGTATTTGGGAAAACTATGCTAGTATGTTTCCTACATTAGAATCTTTCTGTGCAGTTATGGACCAAACCACCGAAAATTATGAATGTCTAGTAATTAACAATAATTCTAAGACCAATAAATTAAATGACCAGATTTTTTGGTATAAAGCCCAGGACCATTCTTATTTTAAGTTAGGGTCTAAGGAATTCTGGGAGATTTCTAAGAATATGGGGTCGGATGATGAAGATGAGGCATATGACCCTAGTAAATCTAAGAAGACGAAGGGACAGCAAATCAATGTAAAAAAGACCAAGTGGTAATTGGAACCTAAAAACTGCGCGGGTCGGTTCCCTTTTGAACCCTCCCTTGTTTTTGAGGATGAACATGTTGTTCATTCTCAAAACTTTTTTTTTATTTCGTCAGGTATTTTATTTTTTGTTTTTCTTTTCTATTCTGTCTCATCACTATCATCAGATTCATAATCATGTTCTTCTTGATGTTCGTTTTCTTCTTCTCCATCTTCTTCATCTTCATCTTCATATTCATCTTCATCTTCACTTTCTTCTCCTTCATCTTCACTATTTTGTTGAGGAGTTGTTTGTTCTGCATCTACTGTTGGTAATATTTCAGCGCCAGTAGTCTCAACAAAATTAAGGTTTGAAGCATCTACAGGACCTGGTAGAGTTCCTATACTATCATCACTAGATTCAGAGTCTTCGGTTGAAGTTCCAGCTACACCCTGAGGACCGGTGTACCCTGTGTAACCAGTTGAACCAGTAGCACCTGTATTACTTGAAAAACCAGCAACACCTTGAGGACCAGTATAACCAGTAGCACCTGTATTGCTTGAAAAACCAGCTATACCTTGAGGACCGGTGTACCCTGTGTAACCAGTTGAACCAGTTTCTCCTGTTGAACCAGTTGAACCTGTTGCACCTTGAGGACCAGTATAACCTGTATAACCAGTTGAACCTTCTGAAGGGTCTATGTTATTAACAAAGTCATTTCCAACATAGGCTCTAAGTCGCCCAACTACTCTAACCAAAGGAATATCAACATTATCCCTTTCAATAAACTCTACATGAGAATCTTGGTAATTATTACCGCATTTAATCCTCTCAAATTTTATATGTTCGTCTATTAAAAATGCTTCCCTTTTTTTATTATCAGGTTTCCTATAACACCTTCTACCAAAACGAGGATTAAACATATAAAATCTACGCAGTAGCATGTTTAATTCACAATCCGCATTTTCTTTCTCTGCATTATCAAGACTATACAATTTAGCAAAATGTAAAGCCAAATAGGGTCTCATTATTTCAACGAGTCTAGATATAGGAAAACTACTATGAATATCTAAACGGTTTGTGTATTTATTATCTCCTAACATACTTATTGCCTCTATATACAAATCATTTATATGTGTGCTCATAAGGTAATGCTCTAGGTATTTTTTACGAATAATAACTTCATTATCACGTTTAAACTTTGTTAGATTAAAGTTGCATAAAAAATAATTATGAAACAAATTAGACAATATAAAATTGCCTCGTTTCATAAAAAAGTAAATATGATACAATGTTGATTTATCAAATGGCAAATTATTGTAGGGATTCTTAGGAGGCAATGGAGTAGAAAACATATATGGTGAATTTGTTAATGCTCCTTCTATGATATTTTTTAAATCTAGTACAGTAAATAAATACTTGTTATTGTTTTGCAAAATAGTAACCACATTATGTTGTGATTCACCAATAGGAGTTAAAATCAAATCGTTTTGAATAAGGAGTTTTGCCTTTCTCCATTTATATCTATAAACTGCTCTACTCAATGCCCAATAATGGCGTTGTATTTTGCAAAATCTACTAATAAATTCATTTCTCTGGTTAGCAGTCATAAAGATATTATCAATAGTTTTCTTAAAATATGAAAACTTTGATTGTATAGAATAATCAATAGTACCTACTGCAAACATGAACAATAAGATTTTCATTAACCTATTTGTCATGTCACAATCAACAGGTATATTTAGACTTGGTTTACATTCATAATTATGCGCGACCCCATGAAAGTCATTTTTCATATTTTTGGATTTGATATGTGTGGGGAAATTATATAGTTCATCCGTCTCACTATTAGCTTTATGAGCTATCTGAGAAAAGGTGTGCATAGTAACCTAAAGATATAAACGATAAAGGGTTTATATCTTTTTTAATATTATTTAGAGACCATTATAACATTAGACATTGTTTTCTCCAAGAGCTTCTCTTGCCTTCTTAGCAAGTAACTCATTGTGAAGTTTGGTAGATTCAACATCAGCAACTTCACGCTCATCAAAGTTGACGGTTTCTTTCACACCAATCAAATTACCATCGTCATCAATGGTTTGCGTCAATACATTTCCGCTCTTCTTAGCAAGCTTAATATTTTCCTCAATTGCCTTACGCTTAGTCTCCATAACACGCTTATCAAATTCCTCCTTGGCAAGAGTCTCATTCTTAATCTTCTCGTTGTGGAGTTGGTTCAACTCCTCCTCCAAGAACTCTACCTTACCAGTCTTGTACGCATCAGGGTCCCAAGGAATCCAAATACCAACAGGACCAACAAAGATATCGTGATTTGGGTCGTGCTTACGCAATGACTTGCACTTATTTTCTGCCTCTTCTTGTGTTGAGAAAACTCCACGCACCTTTAGGCCACGTACGTTTGTCTGGAAAGCATGCTCACGATTAAACTGCTCATTGAACTTCTCCTCATGCTTATCTACAAAGTTCTTGTAGTCGTCCTCTACACCAACACTCTTGATTTTATCACCCTCCTCTTTAATAAAGTCGTTAAAATCAGTAATAACATCGTCTACTTTTAAATTGTATTTAAAAGAGAGAAATTGAATAAAATCTTGGTATCTCTCCATAGATTTAGCAAAATCCCAGTTTTTAACGAAAGAGTTGAACAACAACACCTCGCGCTTTTTAAGAATCTTCTCAGGAGATACGAACGACATACAACAGAACTTTTGTCCAGCAATAGGTTGGTCTTCATCGCACAAATCAACATATTTAGGATTTTTTTGACCATCTGGTAAAGTCTTCTTTTCAAATGCCGACATCTTTAGCAATATATAGGATTTTTATTGAAATAGTGTTTAAGTGTTTTGCCAAGATATAATATTATTTATTTTAGGAATAATTAATACTAAAAATTATTTTGTTTGATTATATTATATAACCAGAATGAGTGGTATGTTTGATTTCAACGAGCTTGTTAAACGTGCTATCAAGTACTTAATTGAAGGTTTAGCCGTCGCGGTTGTAGCCTTATTGATTCCCAAGAAACCCCTCAATGTTGAGGAGATTGTCATCATTGCTCTTACAGCTGCCGCTGTATTCAGCATCCTTGACGTCTTCATCCCTGCTGCAGGACAGAGCAGCAGAACTGGCCTCGGATTTATAGCGGGTGCCAATTTAGGAGGTGGCCTTAAAATGGCTATGTAAATGCAGCCAATAAAATAGTTTAAAATTCCTATCAAAAATACTATAGGAGGGGGTCTTCCGTATTTCTGCGCCAGGATTTTATATGATTCTCAGTGAATCTCATAAAAAATTGAATATAATAGTTACATATAAAAAAGCATTCAAATCCTTTTAAAAGTAAAAAAGGATGTCCTACACAAACGCAGTACTTGCACAATTTTGCAAAGAAAATAGGGTTATCTTAACAAAAGATTACACTAAAATTATAGTAAATTCTAACACAGATATTGAAGGAAAGTGTTCTACAGAAACATGCGATGGAACATTTATAAAACAATTTAGAACACTTGTAAGGAGTAAAAATATATATTGCAAACAATGCAATAAAAATGAAAAACAAACCAGAATGCAAGAAATTTGTTTACAGAAGAATTTAACCGTTTATGATAATGAACTTTTCAGAAGATTCAGTTCAGAAAAGAATCTTGTACTACGAAAAGATTATAGTAACATCAATGTAAACAGTAATACTATTATTGAAGGAATATGCACATTTGAAAATTGTAATGAACCATACAACAAACGATTTGCGGCTATGTATTTATACAGTATATATTGTAAAAAATGCAGCAAAATAAATTCAAAAAATAAATACAGAGAAACCTGTCTTGAGAAATATGGTGTTGAAAATTCATTTCAAACAACGGATTTTAGAGAAAAGTCTAAGAAAACATGTTTGGAAAAATATGGTGTTGAAAATGCCAAACAATCAAAAGAAGTTCAAGAAAAATATAAAAAAACATGTCTAGAGAAATATGGATTTGAAAATTCATTTCAAAATGAAGAAATAAAGAAAAAATCTAAAGAGACATGTTTAGAAAATTATGGAGTTGAATATGGTATGCAAAATAGTACAATACGTGAAAAACAAAAAACAACTTGTCTAGAAAAATATGGTTGCGAAAACGTTTTACAGAATGAAGGTATTAAACAGAAAATAAAAGAAACTTGTCTAGAAAAATATGGTTTCGAAAGTGCTTTTCAAAATAAAGATGTTCAAGAAAAACAAAAGAACACATGTCTAGAAAAATATGGTTGTGAAAATGTATTTCAAAATGAAGAAATAAAAGAAAAAAGTAGAGAAACTATGTTAGAAAAGTATGGTTGTGAAAACCCAAATCAATGCGATGAAATAAAGGCAAGGATGAGAATAACAACAAAAGAAAGGTATGGAACAGAATATGCCTCACAAAGTGAAGAAGTAAAACAAAAAGTAAAAAATACATGTCTAGAACACTTCGGTGTAGAATATTCATTGCAATCAAAAGAAGTACGTAAAAAAGGAATAGAAACAAACATAAAAAAGTATGGTGCTAGACATCCAATGCAAAATGCCGAATTCTCTGAAAAAATATCAAAAACAGCATATGCAATAAAAGTCTACACTATGCCTTCTGGTAAATTAATGTCAATACAGGGATTTGAGAACTTTTGTCTAGACGATTTATTGAATAAAGAAAATATAGATGAAAACGATATTATTAATGAAAGAACTAAAGTTCCAGAATTATGGTATGAAGACTACAAAGGCGAATCAAAAAGACATTATGTAGATTTCTATATCCCTTCTCAAAATCGGTGTATTGAAGTAAAATCCACATGGACGTATGAAAAGAATAAAGAAAAAGTTCTTATGAAACAACGAGCTGCTAAAGAATTGGGTATGAAATATGAAATACGAATTTATGATTCAGATGGTTCAATAATTGAAACCTTGAATTGATTTGTGCCTAGTCATAAAATAAGGTGGGTTAAATCATTGCGTTAATTCATTACCTTCTTCTGCTTTCATAATCTTATCCTTACGTTTCAAATAAGCACGGTGACGATATTCCTTAAGTTTATCAGGGTTCTCTGTTTTTAGACGGTTCAAATATTGTTTGGCGTTTTCCTTAACCTTGTCTTTATTCTGTTCATAATACCTTTTATGACGGTCATTATTCGTATACTTTTCTAATTGTTTTTTGAGATTATCTACGATTTCTGTTAATACTGAATTTTCTTGTCTAAGTTTGTTTATGGTGGCATCTTTTTGCAGTAATTGAGCGTCTCTAATGTCCATGATATAAACATTCTTCCTAAATAATTTTTAAGGATTTAACGTAAAAATTATTACTTATTTTTTATAGGTTTTTCTTCGTGTTTTACTTTTGTTTCTTTTTGATTTTTTCATACCACCTTTTCCTGTAGAAGTTGCTTGTTGTGCTGAGTCAGTTGTTATTTTTTCTCCATTTACGCACCTTTTATAATATTTTTTATATTCATCCCAAAAAGTTTTTGTTTCAATCGCCATGAATGCAGAACCAACCGCAATAATAGCAGCTCTGCTAGTAGTTTCTTGCCAAAAATCTAATTCGTTGTTACCATCAATTGCACGTTGTGCAGCTACTGATGCTCCTGCAGCAACCGCACTTGTTGCCACGTTTACTGCTGCTATAACTGCTAAAGTTTTTAAATGACACGCTGCGTTAAATTTTACACCACCGAGCCTTTTTTTGCTAGCACTAGGACTAGGACTACGACTACGACCGCTAGTACTAGTACCACTATTAAGATGGTTCAATATAATTTCTTGTGTTGCTTCATCTGGGCAAGAAGAAAAAACACCAGGAGGTATAGATTCAATATCACTTTTTTCTTTCATTCTTTTTAGCGCCTTTTTTTTTAATTCTTCTAAAAATGGTAGTTTAACACACGTTTCATTGTCCATTCTTTTTACTAAATCTATAAATTAACTATATATTTTTAGACAGAGGGGAAATATTCCCAATCTAAATCATTACATACTTTCTTCCATATCATATCCTGTTCTAATTGTTTTTCACGATCCTTCATCATTGGAATGTATGGCAAATATTGTGTTTGGTCCAATAAAACACATAATTGATGTAAAGTATACGTATAATTAAAGAAATTCGTGCGATTTGCGGGGCAGTGGACTGCCCATGGTTTTTGAATTTCAATAAACAAAACACACAACGTCTCATGTAATTCTTCATTCATAATAGGTGGTTTAATACCAAATAATGAATTAATATATTGAATATGCTCAAAATATTTATTAAAACCCAGCTTTCTAAGGATATCCCTCATTTTATCATAATTAATAAGTGACATATCTTTGATGCGTTCTTTCTTAATTCTTGCCTTAATTGCATTAATAACCTCTTCTGGTATCTGCGTTGTTTCTTTAGCCTGAAATTGCGATAGAATCTCCTTAAAATGATTCAACCGAATATATGCGGTATAAGAAACCTCATTGGGTGGCTCTTTATTTGTGGGTTTAGAACTATCTACAATATATGTAATAAATTTACCACACCCCTGATTATTACAAATCAATATTCCCTCTTCATCTTGAGGTATCATCTCACCAATATTGCATATTTCACATAAATCGGAGGTAATAATGAAATTTTGAATATTGGGTAATTCGCTACCTACGTTTCTCCAATAATTTTGATAGGCCTTTTTAGATTGAGCATATTTATCACTTTGTGGATTAGCAGCTTCACTACTGGTTGATTTAATCTTAAAAAATGAATTTACCACATTTGAATTCTGATTAGTGGCTACACCGCTAGATATCTGTTGCTTTTGCTCAAAGTAATGAAATATGTATTTAGAATTGTCTAATAAATAACGTTTCTTTTCACCTTTTAATAATTTAAGTTCTGCCCGTAAATACAGGATTTTATCGCGTATATCCAGGTATTGTTCTATTTGACATTCATGTAGAGTTTTAACCTTCTCTTTTAGTGTCTTTATTTCGCTCTCAATATCAGGTATTTGTTTGAGTTCTAAATCACGAAAATGTTCTAACAATTCATTGTGTTTCTCATCTATTGTATTTGCTTGTTGTTTCTGCAACATTTTCGTATTTTTATTTGAGTTCATTTATAGATAAAATACTGACGTGTTTTTATGTAGGTTTTATTTTCTGAATATATTTTAATAGAATACTTTAGTTATAACATGGTTAATGTTACATTTGAAAATAATTATGATGCATTGTTCATGTTAATCATGATTTTTATACATGATTTCTTACATGATTTTAATATAGTTAATTTTTCAGAAAGATTATCTACTATACGTGGGATAATAGCCGATTTTACAGCAATAGCTAGTGGCGAAATGCCTTTGCGTCCAATAGCTGCTGAAGATGCCGATATTGAAGGAGAGGGTGATGAAGAACAAGAAGAAGAGGATTTAGGTGCTTTCTTTTTACCTGATGTAACTCCGCCTGGTTCACCTAGGCGTGAAGTTGCTGAACCTGAACCAGTAGCGCCACCCCCTCCTCTTGCTGCTGCCCGTGGACGTACTACCCGTGGACGTACTGCTGCTGAGCCTCCTGCTGCTCCTGCCCGTACTGGTACCAGAGGTACTGGCGCAAGACGTACTGGTGGCAGCAGTGACATTCCTATATTAAGTAACGCAAGCATGTATCAAGGGTTTGGACCTGGAGAAACTGTAGAACTATTTAAATATTGGGCTAAAAAAGAAGGAAAAAATATAAATAATTTTTTACCAACAGACAAATTAAATGTGTTTCATGTTAAAATTATTCAAGAAGTAATTAAAATAATTGATGAAAGTCAACTATATGTTCTTGGGTTTATGGGACATAATACAAAACAAAAAGGTGGCAAACACGGGTCAACAACTGTTCAAACCAGAGGTCATGATGGTTTTGTAACAAAAGATGATTTGTTTGAAAAAGAAGGGCTAGACCGAGCCACGACATTTAACCCAAAAGCACACATTAAACGAAATCCTTTGCAAATAAAAATTGTTGGTAAATATGATAAACATCATGATTATGTTAAAAATGGTTATGATACTGCTATTGAAAAAACGGATGGTAAAACAAAAGAATATTTTATGTTTATGAAAAATTTGTTTTTATGTTATGAAGATACAGATAAAAATCCTTATGAAACATTTACTAACGTTCATATAAAAAATGCTTTGTTTATGTATTTGTTAAATGAGAACAACAACCTATTTAATAAATCAAATCCATATAAACTATTAAAATCATTAGAAACTCATTATAGAGGGTATTTTGAAAACGAACGTTCAACAATTAAATTTACAGATAAAAAGAAGTTCAGAGGGGGTGACCCGAACGTTTTTTTAGCTAATGTTAAACGCGATTTTGATAAATTCATACCATTTGTTAATGATCCAGCAAAACCTGCGACGGATTTATTTAGAATTATAGAACAAACTACGGATGAAGAAATAGATAGAATTAAAAGTTTTATTGATAGAGATGTTACTGACCCATTATCTGATGACGCTGAATTAAAAGCGATTTTACATACTGGTTCAGAGAATTATAAAAAAGTTTACAATGACACAATAAAAGAGTATACAGCTTATAAGGGAAGTCGCAGTGGAAGCAGAATAGCGATTGATAAAAAAAAGGCTTTTTTATCCAATGCGAAAGATTTAATAGTTTATATTTGTAATAGCGTAACAACTCATAATGCAGCTTTATCTGCATCAGCAGCGGCCGAAGCAGCTAGAGCTGCTTCAGGTAGCTTGACACAACCTCAAAAAGATAACGTTGGAATGATTTCTATAATAGTAGCAGAAGGAGGAAAACAACATATTATTGGTAGAAATATTGATTTTAGGTTAGTAGATAATGAAGCTAGATTTAATGCAGCTTATAACAACAATAGTGTTTTACGAACTGAATGCAAAATTATAGATAGTGTAGTAAAGAAAAGAGAAGTGCCAGGTACAATTGATAAAGCAATAAAAAATGCTTTTATTAACTACGCAGAGACCAATTTTCCTAATAGAATATTAAAAACAGCTCAGCAAATGAAAACATTGATTATTGCAAAAAGAAGCAGGAAAAATATTTCAACAATTAATAACGCAACAACAAAATCATTAGACCTTTTACGTATTGATATATCAGAACGCACATGTCCTTTAAGTTCTATAACTGATGCTCAAGGAAGTTTTGGAAGTTGCGTATCAGATGTTTCAAGAGATAGAAAAGAATATCATCCTATGGATTTTAAAATAACTAATAGTGATGAAACTATTTATTATGAAGGCAAAACATCATTCTCTCAAAGAGGCAGTGATATTAATTCTACTGTTTCATTTTCTGCAAGAGTAGGGGATTTTGTTTTAGAACCTTCAATAATGGAATTAAGTATAGTTGATGGTAAACAATTCGTAGAACTATCTGCTAATACGACAATAGCTAAAGTAATGACAAAAATAGTAAGTATATGGACTAGATTGTTTGGCGAACGACCCGAAGTTATTAATGATAGACGAATGTGGCAAGAATTAATAAGTACACCAGTTATTTTTGCGGATTTAATTTCATGTAGTGCTATTAAAAGCGTAGGTGATTTATTTCAGGAAATAAACTCTGTTGCTAAAGATGGAGGATATTTAACAGCATCTGGAGCTCGTTGTCCTCAATGCATTCCATCTACATATTTTAATAATGTTTTCCGTATAGGAGCAAATGGTGACCAACCATCTGGTGTAAGAGCTGGATTTATATTATTAAAAGCTACACCTGGTAGTCTTATTCCTGACGCAATGGCTGGATATTTATCTGTTAATAAAGATAGAGATAACCCTCAATTTAATGATGGTTCTTTTGTGATAGTCACTGCCAATAATGCAGTTAGAGGGGGCGGTAGTAGAAAATTAAGTAGAAAGGTTTCTAGTAGGAAAACTCGTAAATACTATTAAAACGGTGTATTGATAAAATATATATGTCATCGTCACAAAAAGTAGAAATATCTAGTGATTTTCCCAATAATATTAAATTAGAGAAAGCATCGTTACGTAAAATGTTATTTATTATGAATGCTTTAGACCAGGGATGGAGTATTAAAAAATCCAATGATTCTTATATTTTTACGAAGAAGCATGAGAACCGTAGAGAAATATTCCAGGAGAATTATTTAGAGGATTTTTTGTTTAGTAATTTCTCAACGGACCCTTTTGAAATGAGTAAAAAACATGATTAATAAATACTTTTTAAAAAAGTATTTAATAACAATTCAATAAAAATATATTGCTATTAAATTTAGGAAAAATTACAATACCAATGTTTGTAATTCATATTTATTTTTTCTGTAGTTAATATGTGCAGACTTTTAGTGCATATTTACATTGTTTCATTAATTAATACATATTTAATTATTAATTAATTGTTTTCTCCCAAAATTATTTTCTTTGAGGATAGTATAAGGATTATTCCAAAATGGCTGGTGGACTTATGCAACTCGTCGCCTATGGCGCCCAAGACGTGTTCCTTACTGGAACCCCCGAGATTACTTTCTGGAAGGTGTCTTACAGACGCCACACCAACTTTGCTATGGAGTCAATTGAGCAAACCTTCTCCGGCCAAGCCGATTTCGGCCGCCGTGTAACCTGCACCATCTCCCGTAACGGTGATCT